GATCCCACCCGGACGGCAAAAAGTTGTATGGTCGGGTAAATTTGACTGGGATCTCGTGATCTACGAAGAAAGGAGCGAACCAAGATGGAGCGGGTGGAAGCAACGCTAAATGGGAGCACGCAGAATTTACCGGGAATCGGAAAAGATCGCTACCAAGGAAAACTAAACGCGCCGACAACGAAAGCGAAAGAAGCGGTTTACCCGGTAATGATTACCGCGACTGGGGATAATGGCGGAGTAACAGAAGAGACACGAGACTTGATCGTGCGAAACGCAGACCTATTCCCACTGGAATTTATCATTGCCCGAAAAAACGGAGAAGAGCTGGGATTTTTAGATCAGAGCGTTGCGATCGACATGGATCTTGGAGATACGGACGACTTTGAAATCCGCTTACCGCAGGAAGAGTGGACAAAAGAATGGTACTGGTACGGAAATCGCATTTTTGTACCGGGAACAGAATACGGCGGAATCCTAAACAGCCTCGAAGTGATGACCAAAACGCAAGAAATTGTGTGGTGCGGCACAACGTGGAGAGGACTGTTAAAGCAAAAAATCATAGAACCGCCGGAGGGAGAGGACCACCTGACGGTGAGCGGAGACTTGAACGACATCTTGAGAGAACTTATCAAAGACCGATTCGACGGTCTTTTTTTTGTACCGGAAGAAAAGGCGGGGATCACCGTCACAGGCTGGCAGATCGACCGATACGTCACGTTATATGATGCAGTCGATAAAATGTTAAGCACTCAAGGATATCGCCTGCAGATCAGCTATATTGAGCCGGAAAACCTTGATTACGGGTATGTTTCCATCAGAGCTGTACAAGTCAAAGACTACTCGGAAACACTGGAATACTCACAAGACGGAGAGGTACAGTTTACCATAAAAGATTACAGAGGCGGTGTCAATCACTTGATCTGCGCCGGAAAAGGACAAAACGAAGAGCGGATCATCCTGCATTTATACGTACAAAAAGACGGAAGCGTCGGAAAGACTCCGTATTACACAGGACTCGAAGAAAACGAAGCGGTTTATGAGTTTTCGAGCGCGGACAAAGAAAAGCTGGAAGAGGATGGAACAAAGCGACTGAAAGAGCTGCAAAACTATAAAAGCATCAACGTCAACGTAGAAGGGATTGACTTGGAAATCGGCGATATTGTCGGCGGATATGAAGAAATTACAGGGACGAGACTACAACAGCCGATCGTCAGGAAAATCATAAAAATAAAAAACGGAAAAACAACAACAGAATATAAAGTAAAAGGAGATGATTAAATGGGAAAGTTGAAAGGAATTACAATCAATACCGACCCAGCGGCGGAGGCACATATTTGCGCGGAAGACGACGCAGCGATTTATCAGAGCATCGTCGGATCAGACGGGGTCATGATGATCGGCCAGCAATGTGAAAGTCAAGTAATCAGTAACAATAAAGTCAGGGTAAAAGACGGAGTTATCGTAGTAGGCGGACATTTTGCCCGCATCCAGTACGGAGATTATATTGATTGCGAGATCGCCAACGGGCAATCCGGAAGAAACCGAAACGACATCATCATAGCAAAATTCGTCACCACGGGAACAGGCGGCATCGACACCTATACATTAGAGGTCAAACAGGGCGCATCCACAACCGGGGCGGCAACCGATCCGGCGCTAACACAAAACGATCTGTACCAATCGGGAAAAATCAGAGAAATGCCGCTCTATCGAGTGAAAATTGAAGGATTAAGCATCACAAAAGTAGAAAAGATGTTCGAAAGCATCCCGACAATCCCTATGTTAAATACATATTTGTCAGAGTTACAGTTGTATCACGATAAAAAGATGCTCACACCGACTGATCTCGGATTGAACACTGGGATTTGGAAAACAATAGTAAACAACTCTTACAAGACCGGTAACACGATACACCTAAACATGGAAATCTACACAACCGCTATAATTGTTGCAAATAATGTGTACAACAATGCTTTTACGATACCGTCACAGTACCGACCGTTAATTGATACTGCTGTCAATGTAACTGCATCAGATGGAGAGTATAAAAATCCAGTTGCCTGTACCTCTTTAGCAAAAGCAAACGGCAATCTGTTTTTCTGCATCCCAAAAGCCACAAATAATTACATTTTTATTGATGCAGAGTGGGAAATTAAATAACACTTATCACTTCCATGTTCCGCCATCGTAGTTATGGAGTACATAAAAATGTCGGATTAAGCGCTTATACACACTATGTCACGCAAGCTACAATATAGCCCCCACTTACAACTTGTGCCTCATTATTTCCGATAAAAATTCCTACTTTTCCCGGGGGATTGGCATCAGCAGGCGTTATAGAAACAAAATAATCTCCTCGTGTTTGCCCCCGAACCAAGGCAGACGACATTACATAATTAGAGGGTATATCCTCCGATGGTAGTCTTACGATATCGCCTGCTGTAGGACTGCTCGCGTTAACAAGACTGAGCACGCGGAGTTTTCCGTAGCGCGTCAAACGCACGCCGGTTTTAAGGGTGACATCTTCACGATCTGATAACTCTGACAAACCTTTATTATTCAAATAGATGCACAGAAAGGAATGATATTTATGAAGCTTATTTTTAATGATGCAACCGAGATTATTGTTCAGCAGGTTGAATCCCACGGGGATTACCTGCGAATTCTGACGGTTGGAATTACTCCGGAACAGTTAAAGGTGCTGTTTACTGACTCTAGCCGGACATCCCGCATGATTGTACAGGAGCGAGGGCAGACGATTGCGACCTACAAAGGTTACACGGCATACGACCATGCAGAAATCTACACAGGGCAGATCTATGGAGTGGTGTTATACAAGGAGGGGACAACGACCGAGGAACGTCTCACCAATGTCGAGGATACTGTTAACCAGACAAACACAGATCTGCAAATGGCAATCGCGGAGTTGACAACAGTGATCGCTACGCTTGCGACTTCAGCAGCGGGGACGCCGCAAAATATAGAGGGGGGTGAAGCAGATGTTTAATGAAAACAGCGTTATTGTAAAAACGTGGGTAAGCCTTGTCCTCGCCGGTACATATACCAGGGAGCAGGTCCCAGGTTTAAGCAATCTTCGGGATGTGGTGTATCAAGTGCTTGATGGAACGAAAGGAGAATAATCATGACATTTACAAAAAACAGTATTTTAGTAAAAACTTGGGTAAGTTTAGTGGTTTCCGGAGTATTTACATTCGATCAGGTTCCAAACCTGTTTAATCTCCGGGCGGTAGTGATCGAGATTACAAACGACATGGCAGGAGAGTGAGAATGGCGGTAGTATAAATGTATCATAAGAGACATGACCACATAGAAATCAGAGCAAGACCGTAACAGGTCTTTATTTTTATGCATAAAACAAAACAGGAGGATAGACCGATGTATATTACAACAGACACGATTATAACCGCGGCAACGCTAATCGGCGCGCTCGGCGTAATCGGAGGGACAATAGTCGCGATATATAAATTTTATCAAAAACCAGCAAAACTAGAGAAAAAACTAGAAAACTTACAAAAAACGCATGATGAAGATATCAGGAAAATAAACGAGGAACAGTGTCTTGCCACTTACGGATTGTTGGCATGCCTGAAAGGCTTGAAAGAACAGGGGTGTAACGGCCCGGTAACAGAAGCAATCAATAAAATCGAAAAGCACTTGAACAAACAGGCGCATGACATGGAGGAATAATTATGAGTATGGAACTTTTAATGCAGTATGCAACATTTGCACTGATGGCAGTCGGTGTGCTGGCATTTTTGACAGCTCTGATTACACAAGTAATTAAAGAGATGCCCGGACTGAGGAACATCCAAACAAATGTAGTTGCGTTTGTAACTGCGTTAATCCTAACCGCACTGGCAGTAGTGATCGCATGCATCTACTATAATATCACATTGCTTTGGTACTATATCGTAGCGGCGGTAATTGCATCGTTTATTGTGTATTTAGTAGCGACCGGCGGCTGGGAACGCGTTGCGGAGATTTGGCAGCGGACGAAATTTAATAAACATAAATAATACGTAAAGATACGTGAAAAAAAGATTGACATACGTAATGATACGTGATATAATACAATCATGATAAGGAAAGGAGATACAAAAGATGCCAATGACACCGAGAGAGATGAT